GTATCAATGTTTGCGTTTGGTAATATAAATTTTTGATTTGTTTGTGAGGAATTTACTATAAAAGTACTCGTTAAATAAACTCCTTCATATATTTCCAAATTATTAAATAACGCTTTTCCATTTGAATCTACTGGAGTAGTAATATCTTCTGGAATCGAAAAAATATAATTTCCATTTGTTACTGCACCAAGAGCAACTTGACCTGCAAATATTTTTACAGTTCTAGCATTAGTTTGACTCATGTCAACACTAAAAGTCACTTTTGCTTTTGAAGCTCTTTTTGACCTTGGAACATATCCAATATTACGTGCAAGAGAGACAACATTTTCTCTAAGAGATGCACTATCCAAGAAAACTTCGTTAACTGCCATATTGGTGTTATAGGCAGTCAAATAACTATTGTATGCTAATAAATCAATCAACGTAGAAAAGTTAGAACCCTCAAAATCAAAATCAGTGAAATTGCTATTGGCACGCAAATAATCTTTGATTTGAGTTCTTAGATCCCCAAAGTCTAAATTTGTAAATTGATTGAATGACATTAGACTCTACTAGGTTGTAATACAAAATCTATAGTTTGAATGGGAAATGGCAATCCAACAATATCATATTTAATAATAACATTTAATTCATTAGACTCTTCTGGATAACTAACCAAAACAGACGAGATTTTAATTCTTGGTTCAAAGTTTTTTAATAAAGTTTTAATTTCCAATTCTAAAGAACTCGCCAGTTCTGGTGTTTGAAGTTCAAAAAGAGAGTCTTCTGTTTGTGTACCTATTAGACTATTAAAAAATCTTTCTCCAACTCTTGTTCTAACTAAATTTATTACGGATTTTTTAATAGAATCAGCATCATTCAATGATAAAATATCATTAGTTACCGGATTTCTCACAAATGAGAGACTAATATCTTTAAATTTGCGAGAAATGAGGGCCATTACTCAAACTAAGGGTATTTATTATATGTATAAGACCACTTTACCACTTTTTACCATAAGTTGGTTCAGTGCCATATGACCAATCATCATAATCATCATCATTCCGAATCTGTTCATGTAGTTCGGATTGCTTTTTTACTCTTTCTGTAAAGAAACCATACCCATAAGTATAGTGTCCACTATATTCTTTACCCCCAAAAGTCGTGGGTTTTGCTTCTAAGTCTTCAATTTTCTTTAAAAATTCATCAGATCCATAATCTGTAATCAATTTCGTGGTTCCCCACGTATTTTTCATGTAATTTGAGTCTCTATCAACTGGTAAATTAGACATTTTAGCTCCTGATTTGTTAAATCAGAACTTTTTACGGGGTTGCTATCCCGAAATTTCGTCTGTCGTTACCGATTCGTACTCATCACCAAGTATTTTCTTAAGATATTCTTCGTTCCAATAAGTATAATACTCAGTTTTTGCTAATTTTTTACGAATTTTGCTTAATTTTACCTTAGATTGACACAAAATTAAGTTAAATTTCTTATTATTTGTCTGAACACCATTGATAAATGTGGGTTGTGAAGCGCAATCTTCAAAAAAAGTGTAATATGGGAATTTTTCGTTGTAAATTTCCACCCACTTTTTAACTACATCAAGTCTCCAAAAGTCATCTACAATAAAAATGATGACATCATACCCAGGTTCAGGTACGATCTCATCAATTGGACATTGCACAATTTTAGTATTTGACTTAGAAGCATAAGGGCAAACAGAAAAACCGCCAAGTTCTTCTCTTTCTTTAGCTACTTCATTAGCCCATTCATGAATATATGCTTCTTTTTCGTTCATATCAACCTGCAGCTAGGGGAGAATTTGGATTTGGTTTATTAGGATTTGATCCAACTCTTGCTTGTGAAGCTACATCATAACCAAAAACTTTTGCATCTTCAACTGGTGCTGCAGGAGAATCTGCAGCATTTGGACCTAGTTTGGGGGTTAACTCTTCTGACATTTTAATAAAAAATATAATGGTTTAGAGTTATTTAGTTATTTACCTTGACCTCTATAAGGTTTACGAGCTTTATTACGGCTCGTTGCGGCATATTTAGTACCATTACCTTTGCCTTGACGACTTAATTTGGGCTTTCCAGGTACATAACCACTCTTATTTAATCCACCTTTTGCTTTTACTGCCATTTTTTTAATACCTCACATATGGTTTTATTTTCGCGCCGAAATAGTCTTTCAAACGCGCCGAACATAAGTATTCTAGGGGTTTCAAAGAACCCCTAGGAAATCAGATAATACGAGTCTTCTCGTGCCCTACGCGAATCTTAGGATCACACCAGATCTCAAAGCCCGCTGCCTTTGCGTCAAGACAGAAGGATACGTCTTCTCCACACATATCTTGAACTTCTCCAGAGTCAAAGACTTGCATCTTAGGCGCAAACCAGGGGTACTCCAGAGACTCAAAGACACCCTTCTTAATTAGTACCCAACCAAATCCAGTATAGTCTACGGTAAAGGGTTTACGGCGCTTCGTCATGGTCTCGCCAGTCTCATGGTTCATCACTCCACCATTGTTCTTAAAGTCATCTTCTTCAAGCCAATGAGCAACAGAAGTCGTTTGACCATCTTCAGTCATGTACCAACCAGCTGCAATATCTCTGTCCATTGCAACAAGACGATAGAACTTTTCGGTATCAAAGACAATATCATTATCAATCCAGAGTTGATAGTCGTAATTCAGACGACCATCCCAAGGAATCTGCTTTGGTCCGCGAAGAACGTTTGCACCAAGAACCTTGCAACGTGCAAAGTTAACCATGGAAGAATAATCCTGTGAAATTTGAATGCTTGCACCATTCTGGACAAGATCAAAACACAACTGAACAAAATTCTTTAAAAAGATGTAAGAACATCCTCGACCTGGTAGACAGAAGATGATTGACTTACCACGTACCATATTTTTAGCTGCATCCAAATCAAACTCATCTTCGTTTTTCTTTGGAGTTGGTGCTGTAGCTTTAATCGTAAATCCTTTAGACATAAAATTAGAATAGCAATGTAGTTATTTTACCACCACAAGTCAATTTATGCAATGGTTTCTGTGTTATTTAGAACGTAAGTAATCCGAGAATTCCAGAGATCTTTTTCAAGATCACAATAGGCTCGAATAATTTCAATTTTATGATTCAAATCACATTGTTGAACATTTTCAGCAACAACATGATTATCAACTAAAATGTTATACACATTCATCTTCAATCTTTGTTAATAAATCTTCAATTTCATTTTTAAGAGACTCATTAATCACAAGAATTTTATCTGTATCCAAACGATGTTGAAGACAATCAATGAGTAAATCTTTTTCTTGGTAATCTAATTTGAGTTCCATATATTCTTTTGTGTTCATCTCAAACATTATATATGATTTTATTTTTTTAAGGGCGCCCCCTATTATAACATAAAATTTTATCTATGTGACCTATGATTAATTTATGGCCGGCAAAAAAATTTTTGATTGTGTGAAGCTTTATGAGCGCTTTTTGGGGTCGTTATAGATTAGGGTAGTGAGCGATTTTTAAAACGGGGGCCACCGCGCCCCGCGCTAACACAAACGCCCCGCCAAACAACTGCTCAAATGCCCATAAGCTCACGAAGACCGCTGCTCGTTTTCCCCTGTATTCGTGTCCCCTCCAAGTGCTCATAAGCCTCAGAGGGGACACATAAGCCCTCAGCAGGCCTTAGAACATTTGTTATTCTTCGTCACTGCAGCTGCCTCTTCAATCGCACCATGCAGGAAGGCGCCCTTAGGAGCAGCATTCGCCCAAGCTCGCTGACCTGTGAGTGCTTTCACACCGCGACGCGAAGGCTTGAGCACAACGTACTTAATCTGCCCTTGAACATCAGCAACCAGGAGATCCAGTTTGCTTGCCTTTGCGATGTCGATGTTGGTCATGAGTGTTAAGAATGTGTGTGTGGTTAGAATAGACGAATGGTTCAGAGCTCTTGCATCATCTCAATCATTTCCTCCTCATTGATTGCTTCATCATCCCAACGAACTCCGTCACGAGTCTGTACCAAATGACGACCAATCTGCCCATCAGTCATACAACGAACAAACTTAGCCCAAGGGGTTTCGTTATCACCGCAGAACTCAACACAAGCCTTTGCAGTGTTATAGAGAAACTCATCATTTCCGATCCACAGAGCAGCATTCCAGGTCTCATAGTTGCTCCAGCCGTTGTAGGTAGCTTGAGTGGTTTCGGTGTTGGTCATGTGTGTTCCTCTCAACATGGCTAAGATACCAGGCCTGGCTCCCTCTGGCACATTCTGTGGCCAGTTATGTAGCTGTCCACTATTCTCT